AAAGTGGGGGCAATCTATTAGAATTAAACAAGCAAATACAATTGCGAAAATCTAAAATATATTCTATTAAAGAACCAGATGAATTATTAAAATATATAAACGATAATTTAAAACCTAAACAAGCTGAAAAAAAAGAGCGCGGTGAAGTATTTACACCAATGACACTTGTAAATGAAATGTTGGATACATTGCCAAAAGAAGTATGGAAAAACCCCAATTTGAAATGGTTAGATCCAGCAGCAGGTATGGGTAATTTTCCAGTTGCTGTATATATGAGATTAATGGAAGGATTGAAATATATTAGAGGGTACGAAGATGAAGAGAAAAGGAGAAAAAATATATTAGAAAATATGCTTTATATGGTGGAATTAGATAAAACAAATGTATTTATGATGAAAAAGATATTTTGTGGTAAATTAAGTAAATTAAGTAAAAAAGGTTATGATCTTAATATATTTGAAGGTAGTTTTATTGATGGTAAATATGAAAAAATTTATAAAACTGATATAATTTTTGATATAATTATGGGAAACCCACCTTATAATCAAGGTGGTATTAGTTCTAAAAAAAAAAATATTGAATTAGAACAAGATAAAAAAACAATATGGCCTGATTTTATTGAAAAATCATTTACTATATTAAAAACATCAGGGTATTTATTATTTGTTAATCCTTTATCCTGGGTTAAAAATACACATAAACTTCATAAAGTAATGTTTGAAAAATATATAATTTATTTAGAATTATGGGATGTAAATAATGGTAAAAAATTAATAAATGGAGAATTGCCAATAAGTATATTTTTATTACAAAATATTAAAAATACGAATAATAATAAAACTATCATAAAAGTTAAAAATGATAGATATAATTATAATAATGATTTTGAAGAATATTTAGATAAAGATTTATCACTACCATTAGGATATATTGATACTCTTTTGAAATTAAGAAAATTTGTTATTAAAAATAATTGTAGTTTAGAATATAAAACAACAAAATCAAATGATATTACTTTAAAAAAAAATCAAGAAAAAAAATTAAACGAATTAAAATATATGAGCATTTATGATATTAAAAAAATTAAAGAAACTGATAAATATTGTATTGATACATATGACCTTAGAGATAAACAATATCAATTAAATATTACTAAATCTTATCATCCTGACTATAACAAAAGAAAATTAATTTTAAGTCATAAATCAGAACTTGAAGGTATATTTATTGATAGTGGTAAATTAGGAATATGTGGAACACATAATTATTATATAACTGGTAATAATTTAACATTAATAAAAAAAATATTAAATTTTGATATAATCAAGAAAGCAAGTATTTACACTAAATACGGACAAAATTTTTTAGATACAGATTTTTTTACTTATGTGCCTGATTTACGTAAATTAGGATATACTAATATTACCGAAGATGAATTTAATAAATTAATTGGAATTAGTTTTATAAAAAAATCTAAAAGAGGTAATAAATCAGTATCATTGCCAAAAAGAAACAAATCAAAGAAATCTATCAAATTACATAAACGCAATAAATCTATTTAAAACCTTTCATGAAATCTAATTGAAATTTAATCAACCCGTGAAAGAGTTCCTCCGAAGTATAAACATGCTTGAGAAATTATTAAGTATATATTAAGAATATGGAGCAAAAAATTTACTTTATCCTAATGAACAAAAGTTAATTAGAAAAAATTTAATTAAAAAAAAATTAATTAACAACTTAGGATTAGAAGAACATAATAGTATTACATTATATGAATTAGAAAATCACCCAACAAAAAACTAAAAAAATAATGGAACTATTACCAGAAATTCGTAAATTTTTTTCAATGAGTAAAATAACAGCATTTTCAACACCAGAAAAAGTAGATAGACCATGGGTTATCAATACTACGACATATAACAAAAAAAAATTATGAAATGGTAAGTGCATATTGGATAATAAAACAAGAGAATAATATAATTAGAACAAATAGATATTATTTTCATAAATGATTATGAATTTTCATTTTCAATACCTAAATATTCTTCAATAGATTCAATAATTACTTCTTCAAGTTTAGACAAAAAAAAATCATTATTATCATAATAAGATAATATTTCTAATTTTTTATTTTTATTATATGATAAATCATATTGTATATTTTGAAAAAATTTAAGTATAAATGGTGGCATTTTATCATAATTATTTTCATTTTTATAATCATTAATTATATTTTTAATCATTTTATCAGGTGGAGAATTAATATATTTTAATTTATAATAATTATAATAATTTATTATATATTTACTTTCAGTAATATATTTATTTATTAATTTACTTTTAAGTTGCTCAAATATTATATTATTATTACTGATTAAATCTTTATTATTAATAATATTTTTCCATTCAAACATGTGATATTTATTATTATCTAATGAAAACACAAATGTGTATATATTTTTATTATTAAATTTTTTACAATCTTCTAAAATTTTATCATAATCATTATTTGATTTATATTTATTTGATACTAATTTAATATTTTTAATTATAAAGGTATCATATATACTATCAACTATAATATCATTATAGTTTAATTCATTAAATTGTGGTTTAATATACATAATAATTATTTTATCATCATCATATCCAATTAAATTAAATTTTTTATATATATCAAAATCATTATTTTTCCCATTAAAATAAATCATATGATTTATTAACCAATTAATTTTAGGATATTCTAATAGAAAATTATCATATATTGTTCCAATATTATTTATATCTTCATAATGATTTAATAAATATTTACTCATCTTTTCAATATTACTATTCATTTTAATTGTAGTTTTTTTATTAAAAGAGCTTTTACATATACATTTGTCATGACCTTTACATTTTTCACTAAATGAGTTGTCATATATGTCTATTATATTATATAATTCATTTATTGTTATATCTGTATGAATACCTTGGCTAATATTTTGAATCATATAATATAATATAATACATTCAAAAGGACATAATTCTGTAATATAATTATTTAATATTTTATCTACCTTTAATTTTACATTATCTATAAATGAACATATAATATTATAGTATTTTATATAATCTTTACCATTATTTGTTATTCTTAAAATGCATAAATTATTTTTAGAAAGATTATCGTAATACTCTTGCCAGGTATATGATTTTTCAATATCAGAATCTTTAATTTTATTAAAAATTGCTTTAATTTGTTTTTTAATATTTCTATCATTAACTTCTTTTTCATTATTAATTATTTTTATAAATAAAAATATTATCATTGATACATATCTAATATTATGATGACCCATATCAATTATATTTTTTTCATTATCATTGTTAAATATTGAAATACTGTAATTTGTTTTATTAATTAATTCATTTTGTAAAATTTCAAAATTACTATTATTTTTAAGTGTATCTATAATTTCTCTATATTTAATTTTAGTTCTTATTTCTATCAATGGTTTTATACTATTTACTTCCGAAGAGATATTAGCATAAATATATTTTCCCATTTTTTCTGCGATATCATCACCATTATTAATAATTCTAATATATATTTTGTTTTTCATACGAGTTAATGCAACGTGAATTAATGAATCATATACTAAATTATCTTTTTCATTACTAAATTTTAATAAACTTCTTTCATCTAATCCAATAAGAAAAACAACATTTCTTCCATCACCTTTAGAAGTATGTATAGATACAATTCTAGTAGCATTTTCAGAATCTGTTAAATTAATAGAATTTCCTTTTTCAGATTTATGAAATACAGCATGTCTTTCATATTTATCATTATTATATTTTTTAGTCCAATATATTTCAATCGCAATTTCAAGAGCATTTACTAATGGATTTTTAGTAGTAAAAGGTGTAATAATTAAAAAATCATTAGGTTTATAATTATTTGTTAAAACTTCATTATCATAATATTTCATAATACTTTCAACTTCTAAATTTATTTTATTTTTATCTGTATCATTCACATATATATTATTTCCCTGAAAAATAATGACATGTTTATTATTATCATCATCATCATTAATTTTATAAGGTTGAACATCTTGTAATTTATATTTGGAAAATGGTATAATATTATTTATTAAATCTATTAAATCTTTATGATAAAATCGTCTACATATATTCGATGGTGTATATACATGTTTATTTATATATGAAAAATCATAATCTTGGAAATAATTGAATGCATTATTAGGAATACTAATACTTTGTAATTTATCACCAACTATATATGAATCAATATATTTATCTCTCATAATTTTAATAATAGCTTTAGCATAATCTTCTGCTAAGTCTTGTGTTTCATCAATAATTAAACATAATTCTTTATTTAATTTATAATTTTTACCATTACATTTTATATGATTTATTTCTTGCTCTTCTATATATCCGTCAATTATAGAATTGACAATGCCCTCAAACTTATTTAATTCTGTATTTTTAATATTACCTAATGAATACATTAATGAATCAATAGTAGCAATCAAAATATGACAATTAATACCAGTATTTTCATTAGTATATGAAATTTGATATTTTTTATTATTTTCTTGATATGTAAGATTCTTAATATATTTCAAATGATTATTTGATATTTGTTCAGTAAATTCATTATATATGACAGTTTTTGCAGAATGTTGTTTTGTTACTATTACAAAACATTTATAATTTTCAAATTCTTTACTTTCTATATTTTGAATTAATCCAAAAGTTTTACCATTACCTGCGCCTTGTTGTTTAATATGAAGCGTACATTGTAATGGTAGATTTATTGTATGAATAATTGGATTATTTTCATTTAGATGTATAATAAATTGATTTTTAGATATTGGGGGTTCTACATCAATCATTCCATTTTTAACATCTTTTGGAAAAATTTTATATATTTGTTCATCAATATCTATAAATATATATTCATAATCTATAAAACTTTCATATTTCCATTTTTCAGTTATAAATTCTAAATAATATCTATTTGAATATTTAAGATATTTTACATTTATAGTTTTATCACCATGTATAATCCATAATATTTTTCTATTATGTAATTCATAATCATTTTTCCTATTTTGAATTTCTATTTTTTCAATATGTGAATGTTGAAATTCAATATTATAATTACTATTAGTTAATACTACATCTGCTCGTCTATCTTTAATTTGTTTATTATCAAATTTTTTAAAATCTATTTCCGTTGTAGGAAAATTTCCCTGCCATTCAGAATGCCATTCTGTCATTGGTTGTGTATCCATATCTTTAGTATTTTTATGTCTAAAATATGGTTTATTTTTTTTTCCATTTGCAAATATTAACTGATGACCATTAATACATTTGATTTTTTGTTTAACTTTTTCATCTGTTGATTTTATCAATTCATCTATATGTATTTGCGTATTATCGACAAATGCATACAATGATTGATAATTTAAATTGCATTTAATAGACATTTTTTAATACAAATTAAATTATTAATCTATTCAATAATTAGTACGAATTTACTTTTTATATAATTTTTATTTTGACAGATGGGTTTCAAATTTGATACTATTACTTCGCCACCATTTGCTTCCGCTATAATATGTCCGCAATTAAAAAACATTTGTGTAATATCAGTGGTTTTACAACAAAGACATTTGGTCTTACCAACTTCTTCGCCAATGTGAGTATTCCAAACAAGTTTTTTAATAGCAGCGGGAATAGCCTTCTTTTTCTTGGGTTTTTCATGTAAATGTTTATTTTCATTAAAATCTTTAATAATACTCTTGATATCAAGATTAATTACCTTTAATTCTTCTAAATTCTTCGCATTTTCAATAATTTCCAGTAATCTATCAGTATTTTTATATTTTTTAGCAAATTTAGAGTAAAATATCTTTTTATCATTATCATTAGTGTTTTTCATAAATGTCATAATGTTTTCAATAGTATTATTTTTAAGAATTTTGTGAGTCATAGTGGGAGGTGGTGGCGGAATCTTATTAGTCATCATGTGATACTTACTTTAAATAGTAAGTAATACTATATCAATTTTTAATTAAACCAGAAATATCGCTATTCATTTATTCGGTAAAATCATACCCGTCTAATTTTTTTTCTATTCTTTCTAATCTTTCAACAATATTAAGCAATAAATTATAATATTTTTCTCCTCCTGCCGCTTTAATTTCCTTTCTTTCTATTTTTTTTTGCTTATTTTTTCCTTTCTTTCTTCATAAGTTTCTTTATCAATAATTGAAATATTATTTTTTTGTATTCTTGCTTTTATACATTTTTCTAAATATACTGAATCATCAAACTTATATTTTCTAGCTAATTCTTCAATATTTTCACCATCATACTCTTTCATTATAATTTTATCAATAACTCTTGCTCTTATACTTCCAATAGTTCTTTTAAATTCAAAAGCAATCTCTTCATAAGGTTTATTTTCATTTATTAATTTAACCAATAGTTCATCGTCATTATCATACCATTTTTTCCCAGCATTACATGTATCAGGATTATACCTTAATTCTTGAAAATATATATTATTCATTTAAATAATAAAGATAAGGATTATATTTATATAATATTTTGAGTACATAATTTTATTTTTCTAATGAATTTTATAAACTTTATAGATTTTCAAGAGATTTAGAGAATTATGTACTCTTTTTATTTAATATATTTTATTATAAGTTTGCTTGAATATATTTAAAAATAAATTATGATTAATATATATGTTATATAACTATTTAGATGTGCTTCCAAATGACATATTTGATACAATTTTAAATATAAATATAACAAATATTGAAAAACAAATTAATATATTAGAGGAAAAAATAAGTAATCTTGAATTAAAATTAAAGCCACTAAGTATAAAAAAATATAATAAACATACAGAAATTACATATGATAATGTTTTTTATAATATGAAAGAATATTTATTTAGCAATATTAAAGGTGATATTATATTATTCAATGTATATAATAATTTATTTGGAGATTATTATGGATACACATATATAAGCGAGGTATTACATAATCCTACATTTTTAGATATACTAATTGAAGCTAATAAATCATTAATAAAAACAAAAGATTATTATCATAAATATCATGACGGATTATATAATATGAATTCTAATATTTTATATAATTATACAGGAATAGTATCGGATAATAATATAAAATATTACGAAATT